AGCTTGATTCTAAATCATCAATAACTTCAGGTGGTAAAATCTGCCTATACGAATTTAATATATTGCTATTGTTTTCTTTTCCTAGCTGAATTTGTTTTTCTAAAACTCTAAATTTAGATTTACCTTGAACGGTTTTAAACTCAAAGTTTTCAGCAAGTCTTAATGCGTTTTCAGAATCAGATTCAAGCTGAATGCTGCTTAACATACTGTTTTCTATCTCAAGACGCTCTGCATTTTCTCTGTTTAGCTCTTCTGTTTTGAGGGCTTTATCCATTATGTCGTTTTGACGTGCTTGTTGTTCTATTTGTGCATCGAACTGTTGTTGTCTAAAAGCTTGCTGCTCGTCAAATCTTCTAGCTGATTCTTGTCTGTTAAGCTGACCCTCTAAAAACTGAGGTATAGTAACACTTAACAATCTGTTTATTGGTGATTCGTAATCAAATCCGTTTGCCATAAAATCTCCCTAAAGCCTATCTCTATATGATAATTGTTCAGCCATCTCTCTTGCTTGAGCGTAAGTCATTTCAGGATTTGAACCCATTATACTTAAAATTTCCTCATTAAGAACTGACTCTGCTGATTCTGGTGTATACGTACTTGGAGCGTTTGGGTCTAACCTAGCAATTTGCTCTCCTCTTCCAAATGCTCCTGTTAAATAGCTTTGAAGCAATGAGGTTAAACCAGCTCTTTCTTGTCCAGTTTGTTGTTCTATTTGATACATACCTCTTTGTCTACCTAGCATTAAATCCTGCATACTTTCACCAACTCTTTCCCTAGCTTCGCCATACTGCCTAGCTGTTGCACCAGTCCTAGTAAAACCAGATTGTCCAGCTGCTTGACTAGTTTGCCTAGTAGCCTGCCCAAGTTGATTAGTTAACCCTCTAAAACCAGATTCATAATCACTTTGCAAAAATCCAGTTCTAGTAGCTTGCCTTGCTTCAATTTCTTTTGCTGCGTCTTCTAATCTAGATTGGTCAAATGGTTGAAAAAATCTACCAAACTGTTCTGCTTGATTACCTTCAAAACCAAAAGCCTGTGCAACTTGTTCGCCAGTTCCAAAGTATTGTTGATATTGACCTAATCCTGCTCTATTTAATAAATCTTGAAAGCTCATTTTAAAATCCTACCCTTCTTCTACCAGCTCTTCTTGCTGTAGATATAAAATCGCTATCTATTAATCTAGACATATTCCCAGCTGATTCTCCTATGTTACGATATAATGCATTAGAAAATTGAAATTCGTCTAATATATTTTTTGTTGCGCCAGAAAGACTTCCTCCTCCGAGTAAAGAGCTGGAAGAACCAACCCCAGTAATCCTTTGACCTGTCATAGCTCCAGTTGCTACATCATCAGCAGCTTGTACTGCTTCTACTCCCTGACCAGGCATCTTAATTTTACCTAATAATTCTCCAGTAAAGTAATCTGTAATAGCACTGCTTAAAACATTAGCTTGATAACCTCTGTTAGCTTCGCTTATAAATCTATTGATATCTTTTTGGGATGCAGAAATGTCTTCTCTAGCTCCACTAAAAAACATTCCTTGTCCTAATCCAGAAGATACACGACCCACTCTCTGGCCTACTCCTCCTATACTTTGACCAATAGCGCTACCAACAGCTTGACCTGCTGACCCTCCAGCAAGAAAACCTATAGCGCTCCCTATTGCTCTACCAACACCTCTTCTTCTTTCTCGTCTTTTGTTTTGCTCTTGAGCTCTTCTTTCTTGCTCTCTAAGCTGTCTTTGGGCTGCCATTATATCCCTTCTTTCGCCTTCCGCTGTAATTGATAAATCAGCACCAGTAGCACCAAAACCCACTGCTTGACCAGCTCTTGCACCTGCTAATAATTCTGCTAAAGTCATTTTAACTCCTTGTAAATTCTAAATAGTGCCACGCACCTAGTTCTTTTCTGTAAAGTCTAAGCTTACCATCTGGTGTTTTTACTATTCTCTCTTCTCCATTATTACCAGAATCTTTTGCTGGAAAGCCTACTTGTAGTTTTGTTTTAACTCCTTTAGAGTTATATAAAAATCTTTTTTCTCTATCCACTATGTAATCCTTTTGTATATTGGTCTATATTCTACAGTTACATTAGTAATCTTTATCTGACCACTACTATCACCTGGAGCAACTAGTCTAACCTCAAAAGAGTTGCATTCTACTGGCAATCCAGTAGTAAACCTATCTACGTTTACATTAGTCAAATCGGAACTTATACTAGCTAAACTACCAGCAGTAGTTCCATTATTCCCAGAAGATAAACCTGTGCCAACTGAATTTGTGTGTTTAAATCTTACAGCATTTGCTTGAGCTGCGCTACTTCCATATTCAACATATATAGCGTATACTTTTTTAACAACACCTGGAAGACCAAAATCGTCATTTTTAAAAACAATATCAAACACATTAGTGCCGCTATCATCTGACTCTCCATCGTAACTATGAATATCATTTACTCCAGAACCAACAGATAAATTGTTATGTAAATCTGTAATAAAGTTAGTATTAACAGCATTTGTAACTATGTTTTCTATAAATGTAAATGACCTACTCATAAGGCTATAGACATAAGCATCGCTAGAATCATCAACTTCAGAATCAGTTTGACAGCTTCTCATTAAAACTAAATGTTTTTTAGAGGGCTCATAACCTAAGATAGAGGTGTCTGTAAAATGACTATTCCAATCTTTTAAAACTGCAGATTGATATATAATTTTATTTTGTAAGTTTAATATTTGACTACCATCGTATAAGTATAAACCATTTTTATTCGCCCACGCTATACCTACATCTGTTTTAACAACAGCTCCGTGAAAACTAACTCCTAAATTTTTATGCTCAGCCTCTAAAAACCATTGCGTATCTGAACCACCACTTATATTAATTATATAAAGAGTTTTTTCTTTGTAAGCCAATAATCTATCAGCGTAAGACTCTATCTTTATAAAATTTTCTCCATCGTTAACACCTATATCTAAAAAGTTAAACTCTGGAAATGTATCAAACTTACCTACTTCACTATATCTAATCGTATCTCCTCGATTTTCAATCACTCCCTCTGAATTAGTATATCTAATATTAGCAATAAAAACTCTTCTGTTTGACACTACGCTAGTCTGATACTTTTCACCATTTTCTCCTATGCTAAAAAAAGAAGAGTCTTGGTTAAATCCATTTATAGATTCATAAGTATCTACGTTTATAGATGTGCTAACAAAAGTGCTACGTATAAAATAATCATTAGAAGATTCAGTAGCCCACCCAGTAAAAGTACCGTCTAAAGTTGGCCTTGTACCTTGTCTAAAGTTTATTTCTCCAAATAACTGAAAAGCGTTATCGCTATCTTTTTGTCTAAAATATATTCTTCCACCAACTATATTATCTGCAAATCTAGTACTAGACCTGTTTTCAGTAGCAAGGACATTACAGCTTATGCTGTCATTAGCAGCAACTGTAAGCTCTCCACTTAATACGTATGGCAAAGATTCTTGATTTCCGTCATACAGAAATGTAGTTGCAAACTCATAATCACCAGCATCCCAACTGCCTCCAGAAGAAGTAGTGCTAAAATTCAAATTAAAACCAGTTCCAGCTGGAGGATATATTCCGTAAAATTCTCCAGCGCTACCAAAATTAGCTCCTGAACCTGCTGTATCTAAAACTGTTGTACTGCTTCTACCTGTAATCAAATCTTCTGTATTGTCAGTAATATTCTTAGCATGATAAGCTCCGCTTGACAATTCAGTGTCAATAGAATCTGGGAAGGCTCCAGCTACCGAAGAAATTAATTCTGTATCACTGCCACTACTGGCCGTTGTTGACCTAAGGCCTTTACTGCAAATACCTCTGGTTGGCTTGCTTAGCTTAGTGTCAAAAGTATTAAAGCCAGTTGTACCAGCGTAAGACCCAGGAGTTAATTTAGCTCCAGTTGAAGCTGACAGCCATCTATCTGTTGTCTTAATAAAACCATACTTTTTAATAGCTGTAGAAACATTATTAATATTAGTATCACACGCTCTTATAAATCCATCTGCAAGGTGATAAATAACTTTGCCTTGATGTGTACTAGTAACAGCTCCAAGCGTAATAGCGTCGGAAAAAGACCCATTGTTGTCAGCTCTTTTTACCACACAATTAGTACCATCATCAGCATTAGCAAAAAATGTCGCTATTGGAGATGTGTTATTATTGCTAGTGTCATAATCAAATCTGGCTTGAAACAACCCATACCCAGCTTGTACAGCAGTAGCGCCAATGTTTTCATCCACGTAATCAGATGTATTATCTAAAAATCTTCCACAAGATTTTATAACTCCTAACTCATCAACAACGACATCGGTAGCTCTTGATAACTCGTTATCAGCTATATCACGACGACTAGTTACAGTGTTTAATCCACCTTCAAACCTACTATATGTTTTAAACTGTTTAGGCATTATTCCTTTATCTCAAAATGTACTAAATCGTCAAACTTATTATCTTTGGTTTTGGTGTCCATATCCCAGTCTCCACCCCATCTTATCTTGAGTCCCAT